TCAGTCATCTATTTCGATCCTTGCAAAAGGCCCCGGCCCGAAACTGTCGGAGATCTGGGCAACTTCGAGAGTATATGGCACTGCCGTACCGTCCAAATTGCGGGCAGCATCGCTGTATTCATAGAACGGAGTGCTCAGGGTGGTCTGGCGTTTGATCCCACCTGCATCAATGATGCGCAGAACGTATTGTTCGGTGGCCTCACCCAATGGCACATCGGAACCCTGCCAACTGTCGCCATCAATCCTCGTGCGGCGGACCCAAGTGATGGCTTGCCCCGCCCCACTTCGCTTTGCGCGCAAGTGTGCGGGCGAAAACGGTCGCAGGCCGATGCCATCGAAGGCAAGCTGCCGGGTCACATAACTTGGGTCGTTCAATCCCCGCCGCGCCGACCCAATCCGGTAATTCCGAGCTAATCCACGGGCCGACAAGGCAACAGTGATTTGCTCAGCCGCATCGTTCAGCAGGACAAAGATGCTCCCCTCAGGCCACACGTCTGGCATAATTGCATTAGTGCCGCTCTGACCGCGCAACCGAAGCCCGATTTCCCACTCGTCCAGCCCCACCATTGTCGCGTGTGCAAACTGGATAATTTCCCACGGACCATGATCGCCGGGACCAATCGCCGCCGCGTTTGCTCCGTTTAGAACCGCTGACATCTCCGCCGATGACAGGGCCCCACCCGCAAGCCGCACCCGCATTGGCCTTCCGCGATCCCATAAGCCCGACTTTGCGGCGAAAAGCGGCGCCTGCAAGATGCCGACAATCCCAGCGCGTTCAACCAATGTGTTCAGCACGAAACCTTCGGTTTCTGGTGATGCATAGACCGCTACGGTTCCCGGCCAAGGCTCGGCAGCGATGGCGACATGCGGAGCGTTGGGAACCTCATCTCCGGTCAAAAGCGGCAGATCCATGAACACAGGGCTAACCCTCGTCGGCGGAACAAACGGCGCTGATTGCACCGGGTCCTCTATGGCGTCCGATGGTTCCGATACTGTCGGCTCCACGCGTGAGGCCTCGATATGGCGCACCCCCCGATCTTCGACCCGGTCAATCCGCCAGGCCGAACCATCCTCCAAGCTCAGCATCGCGCCAGCACCCAAGGCACGCCGGGACGGCGGCAAACTGAGCTTGATGGCATCGCGTGCCACACGTGCTTCTGCTAACCACCGTTCCGCGATTCCCTGTCCTTCGCCCCCGGTCATGACCAGCGGAAGTTCGCTATGGCTGACAGTCTCGATGGGATCATCGGCGAAGACCGCCTCGGACACCCGCTGTTCATAGCTTGCGTCAGCCTCTATATAGCTCAGACGGACCCGCCCAACCGTTTCAGCTTCTGGCGCGCGGGCGTGGCTGATACCACCCTCGCCAGCTTCATTCAGCGCCGTCAATTCAGGCGAAACAAGGCCCTCTGCAAAAAGGCTAAGAGGCTGAAACAAAAGCGTTCCATCGCGCTCTATAGCCTGAAACCCATATGCAAGCATCAAAGGCTGCAACTGGGCCCGTGCACTTTCCGTGTCACCGGACACATGCCCCCGCACCAAACCACGCAACGCCGAGACATCAAAATCTGTCACACCAGCGCGCTCACAAATCTCCGCCACAACGTGGCTCAGCGGTACCGCACTGATCCGCCCCGTAATCCAATGTCCCCGGGCCCAATTGGCGCCGTCGCTCCACGTCGCGCGATCATTTGGGAATGCCGGCCAAGGCCGCGCATCCCAAGCCCAAACATGCGCGCGCGACATATCCAACATTGGCGCGCCGTAGAGCGGGGAAACGGGGTTCTTTTCTGGATCGGTCCAATAACTCATGATGGCGCGCAGGTATTGCTGCTGGATAAGATCGTCCCGGCGGCCTGTCGAAAAATACGGAATCGCGCTTTCCGATGATTTGGGGTCCAAGAATTTGTTTGGTTGGTTCGTCCCCTTGTCGATCGCGGCACAGCCGATTTCCGTGAACCAAATGGGTTTTGACTTAGCTACCCACGCTGAAATACCGCTGACGGTCGTAATCGCCACGGATGAAATCTGCTGAATTGCCCCCGCCGGATTTGATCCATTTTGATTGCTATTGGCCTCCAAAGTCAGTCGCCAACCATTTGCCGATGCCGGGATCCCAGTCGAACCCTTCAGGTCCGCTGGTTTGAAACGGACCTGATATTCGATCCAACCATCAGCGACTGTTGTTCCCGCCCAATCTGAAAGGCGTAGCGTCCCGACCGGATCACCATCAAGGCCCATCGCGACAAGACCAATGTGATGGCGGTGCACACTCCCATTCAAAGGATCGCTGACCAAGCGGGTCCGCACGGTCACTTCGATTTCCTGATCGCGGATGAATGGCCGCAGGCGACGTTCACTGACCAATCGGTATTGCCCGTCGAATTGCAGTGCATTGCCCTCACCTGAAACAGGGATGACCTGAACGTCGGCATAGACGGAACTCGGCGAAACAGCTCCACCCAGCTCGGCTTGGCCTTGGGTACTCCCGGGCAGCCATGCTTGGTCACCTCCTGCAAATTCTCCGTCAAACTCCAGGGTGTTCAATGCCGGCAAGCTGGCAATTTGGTAGCCACCTCGCCTTTCAAGATGTGGCCGCGACCACCAACTGCGGATATCCTTGTAGCGAAAGATCCAGTCTTCACCATACGCGCCATCGGAAATCGGCTGACGGCGCTGCGAAATGCGGGCCTCGCTGGTGGCATAGTACCAATCGTAACCCTCGCCGCCCTCGATATTTGCTTTCAGATAATGAAGGTTACTGATGCTGTTCCATTCGGCATCCGCATGGTCCAACCCTTCGCGCCAGTCGGAAAGAGGCATGTAATTATCGATAGCGACGAAATCGATCTCGTCGTCCGCCCAGAGCGCATCAAGATGAAAATAGACGTCACCACTTCCGTCGGTGGGCTGATAGCCAAAGTACTCCGACCAATCTGCTGCATAACTCAATTTCGCATTCAGCAGCAGGATCCGGACCTCGCCCGCCAGCGCCCGCAGTTTTTCGACCGCCGGAAATCCCTCGCTGTCACGCATCTGGGTCAGACCCCGCATCTCCGAACCGATGCAGAACGCCTCAACGCCACCGGCTGCTGCGCAGACTGCAGCCGCGTGAAGAATGAACCGAGAATAGCTCCATTCTTCCGGCCCGGTGTACGTGACCGTGCCGTTTCCAATAGCAAAATCTGCTGCGACCACGGACCCGAAGAAGGCATCGACCGCCGCGGCATTCGCTTCTGTTCCATCCGGGCCATTTACGAAACCAGGCCCCTTCTCGCCCGTAATCCGACCCCGCCAAGGCAAATGAGGCTGTTCACCGCTGCTTGACCAAGGATCTGGAAGCCCATTTCCCTCAAGAATTTCCATCAGCAGGAACGGATAAAACGTAACCGCTTGCCCTTCAGCCTGGATTGCTTTGATCGCTTCGATGACGGACTGGTCGGTCGGAGTGCCACCATAGACTGGGCGGTCGTCGATCCGCGCGATCTCGTCGGCATCCGACCGGGTGATCCCCCCCGCCGTCCACGGCATCTCGATTGCTTCTCGATCTTTCGCTTCCACCTTGGGTTTTACGCGACATCTGCCTGCACGCAGGTCATCGCCAAACCAAGAATAGACAAGGGATACGGCCTGAATGTTTGGAACATCTCCGCGCAAAGCCTCCAGGGCTGCAGGAAGATCCGGCTTGCCGCCCTCGGCGGACACGTTGGCTGCTCCAAAATTGGCAAATCGGCTGCCATACTGAACCGCCGACGTTGCCAACGCATATTCGCCAGTGCCGGGCATCAGGGCCACGGCCTTCACAGCCTCCGACGCCGCGGGAACCAAGTTATGATCAGGCGCAGCCCTGCGAAACACCTCAAACGCGAATTGCGGAACCCTGTTCCCGAAATCAGCCAGATCAAGGTCCTCAAATACAACATAGGCCAGCCCACGATAAGCGGGCACCGTTCCTGCCCCTTCCACCGCCTCTAACAGCGGGTCGGGCATCTGCTCCATGCTTCCAGTATAAACGCGGAAATTAAGCGTTTCGCGATCCAGCTCGATGCTATCCGCCCAAATCCGGCCAATCCGCGAAATCTCTCCTTCGCACAACGCGACCGCCAGACTCAGGCAATAGGAATAGGCCGTCGTGGAGGGCCGCGACGGTGCACCTTTCCCGCCACCGCTTTGTTGCACTTTTTCTTGAAACTGGGCGGCCCAAATAACCTGTCCACCCAACCGCATCCGACCAAATAGCTGGGCAATCGGCGTGCCCTCGCCCGCTCCGGTGATGCGGAAGCGATCGACCCGCCCTACTTCGACGGGATCCGAACCGGTTCCCAACAGGCGCTGGTCGATCGCCCGACCAATCGTTGCACCAACCGCACGGCCGATCACGGCACCGGTCAGACCAAGAACAGTTCCCGAGGCCATTCCCCCAACTGCCGCGCCAACCGCGGACAGAACAATCGTTGCCATGACTTCAGGTCCTTTCGGGAAATGCGAACCGCGCCACGATCCGCCGCGTCCACGGCGGCGTCAGCGGGCTTTCCACAACGCCATGCCCTGAATAGGCATGGATAAAACTTGGGCTCTCGCCGACTTTCGCCTGCAACCCCAAATGCTTGGCAACCATTCCGTCGCGCATCCGGAACAGAAGCACCTGACCCGGCAGCGGTTTATCCAACGCCACAGAGACAAGATGCAGGGCTGCGGTCGCCCAAAGCCGCTCTTCGCGACCAGGTTCAGACCAGTCGCGAGTGTATGCCGGGATCCGTTCCGGCTCATCGCCGTATAACTCGCGCCAGACACCCCGCAAGAGACCAAGGCAATCACACCCTGCACCCCGGCAACTCGCTTGATGCACATAGGGCGTTCCCAGCCACGTGCGTGCTGCGATCACAACGTCGTTCATCGGCGGGTTCCACCAGATCGAGACGACATCCGGGATGGGTGGCTGACTTGCCAATCCTCTCCTGGAATGTCAGGAAACCCTCGATAATTCATTAAGTTATCGAACTTCAGTCGGCAGGTCTCCATCCGCTTGTCGCACCCTGCCTCCAAACGCAGCAGATCATCGGCCACAATTTTTGTGCGAATTGCATCCCATAATTCCACCCGGCGAACGCCCTCCGATTGGCGATCAATCTTGATCACCGCAGACAGCCCCGTCGCGGCGCCCCCAAGAACTGTGAGCCGTCCACGCTCAAACCAGCGCGGTTCGAAACCCGGCAGGTCATCAAAAAGGAAGACGCGCCCGTTCTCCAACACTTGTCCGGTAGCTTCGTAAAAGTAGCCGGGTGTCGTCTGGTCAAATCGACAAGACTTGTCGCCCAACACCGCGCTGCACTGCTTTTGGTAGATACGGCCCTTCGGCTGGTTCATGCGTTCGGCCAATCCACGCAGCTCGGCCAAAAACGCGCCATTGGCGCGAGTCAGTTCGCCCAGTGAGCCGCGAAACTGCAGAACGCGGTTCTCCGGCGCGGCCCATTGAACCAGCCACGCTTCCACCTGTGCGCCGTCGAAACGGCCGGCTGCAATATCATCCTCGGTGATTGCCGCGTCGCTCAGCGCGCCAATGGCCTCTGTGTTATCGACGGACAGCCCCGTGGTCTGGCTAAGCGCGGCAGCCGTCAGGCCGGTCTCCGCCCGAAACATCACGCCATCAATCTGCAGGTCACAATCGTGATCGGTAAACCCATAGCTTTCCCCGTCCCGCCGGGTCAGACGCCAACACCGCGCAACCCCTGTCGCGCCGCTGGCAAGATGGGCATCCAGCCCTTCAACACCGCTCATACCCGCAACTCCATGATCGGCACGTTGGGCACTTCGCCGGCTTGAAAATTCGCGACGCTCGTTTGAATGGCATCGGTGCCAAAGCGGACAGGCACATCGAACTCGAACCCCGCAGTGACTTCCTCGCCCGCCTCGGGCGGCGCATCGAAGGTAATCGTGCCTCGGGATGCATCAACATAGAAGTGCACGCCCTCGACTTGCTCATCGGCCGAAATACCAGCCAAAACCGTGCCCGCAACCGGCTTCGAAATCGGGCGCAGGTATTCTTCCCCCCCCGAGCGATAGGCCTTGATCAGTGGAAAGGTCGTCGTTGTCCCGTCGCCTGTTGCAATCCGTTGGTCCCTGAACCCGATGTCCTTTGATGGGGCGCAACTCTTGAAATCAGCCCAGTCTTTCCAGCGAAATCCGTACAACTGACCCCGCCGCGCTTCGAAGAAAGCTATAAGCGTCGCGATATCGTCAAGGCTACGCATGGCCACGCCGGCGTCATAGCGGCGGCGCGAATGCTGCCAAGGCGTATTGCGCTCCTCGAACCCATTGCTCAGCGTCACCACTTCCGTGCGCCTCTCGGGGCCGCCGACGGACCCAAAGCTCAAATTGGCGGGGAACCTGATGTCATGAAAACCCATATCCTGTTGTCTCCCTCAGCGGTTGCGTTGTCCGCGTGCCATCGCGCGGCTCACCTGCGCCGCGATCTGGCTCTGGCTACGTTGAAAACCCTGCACATCCGGCGTCTGGATGTTCATGTTGATGGTGACACCACCGCCGCCACCGGCCGCCGCCACCCCCAAACGGCCGTCTGCGCCACGACGCAACGGCATGATTGCCTCGGGTCCGGCTTCTCCCATCAATCCCATGCCACCACGCATGGCGAAATTCGTCGGGCCGTTCACCACGCCGCCGCGTGCAAAGGGCATCACGCGCCCTTGGCTGATCGTACCGCCCCGCTCGAAGGGCAGCATATTGCTGACCAGGTTGTTGATTCCGTTAGACAAAGCACCGCCAAGCGCATTCTGCACTGGTCGCATCGCCGTATTATAGGCCGTGTCGACCATGCTTTGTGCAACAGTACGCAGGGCATCCGACAAACGCATGCCGTCAAAGATAACCCCGTCAAACGCGCGCCGCAGGCCGCCGCCAATGGCGCGGCTCATCCCTTGCACTTCACGGCCCGTGTAAATCATGCTGTCTTGCATCCCACGAAGCTCTGTCTGAAACGCCGCGGCCATTGAGGCAGCACCGGCCAGCGTCGTCTCCAGATCCGCGATCTGGGCGTCCAGATCATTGATGCCATCATCCATTTGGGTCATCGCCCGTCTCCTTTTCAGCAATGTCAGGAAAACGAGCGGCCAAGGCTTCAAGCCCCGCCCGGCCCATCGGCGCAGGCCCTTGCCCCTCGCCCATCATCATCAATAGCTCCGCTGGCGTCAGCGCCCAGAACTGATCGGGGCGCAGTGCAAGACCCTGAAACCCTGCCCGCATCAATGCGGGCCAATCGAAACCGCCACTCATGTGGGCGGCCGGAACGCCAACGCCAGAAGCTGCGCGGCGGTGCGCGCGGCCTCCAAGGGCCCACCCTCGATCTCTGCCGTCAGTAAATCGGGCAAATCGCCGTTCCAGCCGCCCCCCCTCAACCCTGCACAGACCAGCAACAGCACGTCGCGTGCGCGCAACTGATCGCCCTCGAACCGCGCGACCATCTCGGTCAGGCTGTCGGCCTCCAATTGCGCCTCCAACTCGGCCAAGGCTCCAAGTGTCAACTTGGCAACCCATCGCTCGCCGTTGACCACCATCACCACTTCGCCTGCATAGGGATTCGCCATTTTCCTAGATCGCCGTGAAGGTCAGCGCGCCGGCGCTTGACATGGAAATCTCGTAGGTCGCCTCCCCGTCATGTGTGCCTGCATACTCGATGGACGTGATCTGAAACGCTCCCTCGACCGTGCCGAAATCGGGAATGATGACCTGAAAATCCGGCACATCACCGTCAAAAAATATCTGTCTGGCCCGTTCATCCGTATCGGCATCCCGGAAAATTCCGGACCCTGAAATCGCGGCCGACTTCACGCCCGCCCCCTTCAACAGTTCGCGCCAACCGCCCGTCGATTCCAAGCTTGTCACATCGACAGTTTCCGCGTTGAAGCTCAGCCGCGAGGCCCGAAGGCCTGCCATGGTCTGAAACACACCCTGTCCGTCCAGATCCACCTTGACCAAAAGGTCCTTGCCGTTTTGGGCCACCATCTCACTCTCCAATTCTATCCATAATTTGCGCGGAAAACTTCACGCGGCGTCTTCATCCACTCGGGCACGAAACCAAATCTCGATCTCACGCCCCGATCCCACGCGACGGGCACGCGCTCTCAGGAAATTGAGGCTCACCAGCACCCCACGGCTCAGGCTCAAACCCCCACCCGTCAACGCATCCGATACGGCTGCCGCAACCCGCTTGGCCGACGAAAACCCGGCCGCATCGCTCACCACAGTCACGGCAAAATCGTGCTGCGCACCCGATCCGGTCTTGTCAGACCTGTCGCGCACGACTTCCGGTCCGATACTCAGGTAAAGGTTAGGGACGGGCCCCTCCGGCAACGCATCATAGATGTCGTTCCCAACCAGTGCGGTAACGCCCGCATCCGTCGTCAGTTGCACGAAAACCGCCTGCTGCAACGAGGCCGTCGATGCATAACTCATGCGCCCGTCTCCTCAATGGCAAAGCATGTCAGGTATCGTCCCATCGGCGCGGCTTCACTCACCGCTTCGATCACGTAAATCCTTGCGCCATCGCGAAACCGTTGCTGAGCCGTCGGCCGGGAATGCGCCCCTTGCGGCGCGGCCCGCACTATAATTTTCAGGCCCAAACGGGACGCCGAACCGGCCTCTCGTCCCGCGCGGGGCACGACCTCGGCCCAGATCACGCCCAGAGGCGTCCACGTCTCCGTATAGCCGCCCGCACCGTCTGGCACCCGTCCCGGTGCCTCCAGCAGCAACTTGCGCGTCATCTGCGGCTTGTTCATTTCCCAACTCCGCGAAGCCGGATTGCCCGGTAGGGTTCCAGCAAGACGGACACCGCAAAGGCGATGCCGGTCTCCGTGTTGCTGTCCTGGCCGTAGAACTCCGCCGCCTGAATGAGGACCGCTTGCCGCAAATCTGCAGGCATGTCCGTCCAATCGCTTGCGTAGCCGGCGGTGAATTCAATCTCGATGCTCCCGCCCCGTGCAGGGTTCGGCAAAGACCCCACGACGGCCTCGATCATTGGGCGCTGTTGATCCGGGCGGAGTGCATATCGGTCCGGCTCAACCAGCGTCTCGATACCGGCGCGCGAAAGTATCTTGATGCTCTCGATCGCTTGCACCGGTGCAATCGGCAAGACATGGCTGGCCCCCGACTGCCATGCGCTTAGACCAAGCGCAAAGCGACGCCGGAACAACGCCTTGCCGACCCTCGCCTCAATCGCGGAAAGGGCCGCGCGCAAACAGCTTTCCAACTGGCTGTCGAGGCTGCCGTCATCGGCAAAACCTTGGGCCAGTCGCAAATGATCTGCCAAGTCGGCGACTGGCAATACCGCGCTGCCGACCGAGGTCAATTCGACCATCATCATGTCCAATATCTCCAGTAAGAAACTGCCGTTCTCGAAGGTTGGGGCGGCCACCGCATCGCGCCGCTCGGGCGGAGAGACACGCAGCTGGAACACGCGAAACTAAAGGCAGCCGCCCCTCCCGCACCCGGCCATCTGACCGGATGCGGGGTCGCGGGATCACGTCAGGCGGTCGCGAACTTCAGCAGCTTGATGGCTGCATGATCGGTCACATCGCCGCCCACGCGCTTCGTGGCGTAAAACAAGACATGCGGCTTGGCGCTGAACGGGTCGCGCAGCACACGCAGATCGGGGCGTTCGGCAATCGTGTAACCGGCGCCAAAGTCCCCAAAGGCAATCGCTCGCGCGTCAGCAGCAATATCCGGCATATCCTCGGCGATCAGCACGGGGTAACCCATCAGGCGCGCAGGTTCACCCGCAGCCAGCCCATCCGCCCAAAGGAAGCGCCCATCGGCATCCTTCATCTTGCGCACGGCGCCTGCGGTCTTCGAATTCATGACGAAATTCGCATTGGCGCGGTACCGCGCACCCAGCGCATAGACCAGATCAACGATGGAATCCGCCGGGTTGACGGCGTCGAAATCCCCGGCAGCGCCTGTAACCACGTAGCCAAGGTTCCCCCATGCCCACACCGCGTTATCCACCGATGGCACGGTCAGAAACCCCGTCGGCTTGCCGATCCCGTCACCCGACACGAACGCGGCCGCTTCCGACCGCGCGAACTTGTCGGCGATCCGTCCTGCCAGCCAACCTTCGATGTCGAACGCGCTATCATCAAGCAAGCGCTGGCTTGCCTTGGGAAGCGCCGACAATTCATGCAGCGGGATCGAGATGCGTTCGATCTGCGGGCTGTCCGACTCCACCGATCCGGTCGCCTCATCGGCCCAACCGGCTCCGGCATCGGTGGTGTCGATCAGAACATCGAACGACGCGGCATCCACGTTAACAACGTTGGCCACCGACCGCAGCGAAGACGCAGAACGCAGTACTGATTGGATCGTTTCCGCCGTCTGCGGATCAACCAGATAGCCACCTTCGGCGTTGACCGCAGTGGTCATGCCTTTTTGTTCAATTTCCAATCCGCGCAATGCGTCGTCATCACCGCAGCGCAGATAGCTTGAAAGCGCCTTCTTGTGCGGCGCTGCGGTGTCAACATGCGCGGTCAACGCGTGGCGTGCGTGGGTCATCGTCTTGGTAGTCAGCATTGCAATACGCTCTTCCTGTTTATGGATCTTTGCAGTCATGTCGGTTTGGAACTTGCTGAACTCGTTCAGAAAACCCGTCAGGGCCGTCTTCACCTCAGCTACGGGGGGATGATGGGCATCGGACATAACCCCACCCCCCAAGGCCCCATGTTTGGTCTCGGTCATCGTATATTCCTTGGTTCTGTGATGAGGTTAGCGGGGCTCGCGCGCCGCCAGTTTGCGGCGGGCGTCATCAAACGCCGTCGCCAGATCATGCAGAATGTCGCCCTTGGCCTCGTCGGCCTGACGCTGCGACACCCGCGCTTGTGGCAGCATCGGGAATGTCACCAAGGACACCTCCCAAAGTTCCACTTCCGACAGGAGCCTGCGCCCCTGATCGTCCTTCGTGGCCCGCACGGTGCGATACCCAATGCTCAGCCCGTCAATTGCCCCTGCACTTATCAGGGCGGCAGCCTCTCTGGCGCGTGCAACGCCGTCCAAAAGACGACCCTTCACGTAAAGACCCCGCTCATCCTCGCGCACCTCGTCCCAGATACCGATGGGTTCCGCCGGATTGTGTTGCCACAACATCTTCACGCGATGCCCCTTCGCCTCCAGCGCCGAGAGTGAGCGGCCATAGGCCCCCTTTTGCACGATGTCGCCGCCCTGATCGGTCGCGCCGAACAGGCTGGCGTAGCCTGCAATCAATTGCCCATCGCTCACCGTCAATTCGTCATCGAACCGGGCAAACTTCTGCTCCAGCTCGCTGCCATACATCATCGTCATTTCCGTCTCCTATCCCGGCTGACTCAGCTGGATCAGTTCGTTGATACCTTGGGCCAGAACCACGCTGACCACGCCGAACACCGCCAGCCACAGCCGCCGTTCCACCCGTTCCAGCGCCGTTTCGATCGCTTCAAGGCGAAAACTCAACGCCTGCCACCGTTCTTCCAACACACGCTCATTCGCCTCGATCCGGGCGTTTGCGGCGTCAAAGGGCGCGTAAAGGTAACGCGATCCACCAACCCCATCGCGGGCGCTCATGCACCCTCGACGCGTTTCGGCAGGCCCAGCAGGCCCCGCTTTTCATCTTCTGTCAGAAAATCGGCCTCGGCCACGCGGCGCCATTGCGCGTCGCGCTCCACCGACAGGGCTGGCACCTTGTCCAGATCCGGCATGATCTCGACCTTCTCGCCGCCCAGCCCCGACATCCATTGTGACAGACCCGCCATCACCTTTTGCGCCAGAGGCAGCACAGTCAGCCGATAGAATGCGCGGTTTGCCTCAGCATAGTTGGCATAGGTCGCGTCGCCCGGAATGCCCAACAGCATGGGTGGCACACCAAAGGCCAACGCGATGTCGCGCGCCGCTGCTTCCTTCGTTTTCTGAAACTCCATGTCCGACGGGCTGAACCCCATCGGCTTCCAATCAAGGCCGCCTTCCAGCAGCATGGGCCGCCCGGCATTTCGCGCGCCCTGGTGATGCGCCTCCATCTCGGCCTGCAGCCGCTCGAACTGATCTTGCGTCATCCCGCCCGCACCATCCGCACCACGATAGACGATCGCGCCGGATGGCCGTGCGGCGTTATCCAACAGCGCCTTCGACCACCGGCTTGCCGCGTTATGCACGTCGATCGCGGTGGCCGCCGCCTGCAACGGCGCCAACCCATAATGGTCGTCTTGCGGGTGGAAGTTGCGGATATGGCAGATCAGTTCGGGCGCAAACCGATGCTTCTTGCCGCCGACCGTGTAGTCATAGGCCATCGGCCAGCCATCGCTTCCCGGCACCAAGGCCATCCGGTCCGATCGCAGCACATGCAACTCGGCGGGCCAACCAATGTCCGGCATGACCGCCTCCAGATAGGCGTTGCCCGATAGCAGCAGTTGGGCAAATACCGCCTCCAT